GCAGCTCGTGGACGCCGGAGGGGGTCGAGTACCTCACCGACTTGCGCAACAACCTCACCGGCATCCGGCTCCAGCGCCTTTTCTACGGCAAGTGGATCGCCGCCACCGGCCTCGTGTGGGACACCTACGATCCCTACCGCCACCTCGTCTCGGCCGAGCTTGAGCGCAGTTGGACCGGCGAGCACTGGGCTCACGTGCTGGCGGGCGCCGACGCAGAGAATCAGCCGATCTACCGCTCGCACCGCCTCGTGCGCTTCGTCGCCGGCAAGGACTTCGGCTACAGCGCCCCCGGCTGCCTCCAGGTATGGGGCTTCACCGCCGACAACGTCGGCTTCCTCGTCGCCGAGGTCTACCGCGCCGAGACGGACCTAGACCAGTGGGGCGAGTGGGCCGCCGAGCTCTGGGACGAGTTCCGATACGTCGCCGGCGTCGCCGACTCGGCCGAGCCGCGCTCGATTGCCCATCTAAATCGCTACTGCTCGAGAATGGGCGGTCGCACGGCCCCCGAAGGCCTCTGGCGCCCCTGGTCGAAGAAGCGTGAGCACGGCGAGCCCGCTGGCATCGACCGGGTCAGGGTCGGCTTCAAGCAAGACAACGTCTTCATTTGCCGCAACATCGCCCGCTATGGCGTCGACAAGGACCTCCGCGAGCGCCATCAGCCGATCGGCCTCGCCCAAGAGATTCCCGCCTACGTCTACCGCGAGCGCGAGGACGGCAAGGCCATCCGCGACGAGCCCGATCCGGCCAACGCGGACCACGCTTGCGACACCGCGCGAGGGGTCTTCAATTGGGTCTGGGGCAAGAAACTGCCGGGCGGCGAGGCCGACTCGCCCGTGACTCCGCGCTTCCAGCCCGGCACACTTGGGCACCTACTCGGCCACGACGAGGTTTTCAAGCGCATCAAGGCCGACCGCCGCGGCACAAGACGCGACAGACGGCGCCAACGATGACGACGATTGACTACCAGCTTGAGGGACGCGACCAGCGAGAGCGCCAGCTCGCCGACCGCCAGATTCGCCGTGTCGTGCGCCAGGCCGCGCAGTACCTCGCTGCACAGCTCGGGCACGTGGATGCCTCCTGGCCGGACGTTGGGGTCACGACCGCCGAGGTCCGCGATGCCGTCTTCCTCGATCTTCGGCAGATGACCGATCACTACCAATGAGCCTCAGCTTCAAAATTTCCGATTGGGCGCGCCGCATCCAAGGAGCCGAGGCCTCGCGCTCGCAGTACCTCAGCGGGATGCGCGAGACGATCGAGCGCTACACCGGCCCCGGCTACAAGTCGGGCCAGTCCGCCGACGAGAACCCCGAGAACCACGCCTACGAGTGGATCAGCGTCTTCATGCCGCAGCTCGGCTACGCGGCCCCACAGACGAAGTTCAAGACCTCGAGGAGCGGCAACCCCGGCGCCGTCGACGAGGCCGAGTCGCTCGAGGCCGGCACTAACCGCTGGATCCGCCAGTCCAATTGCCGCGAGCTCATCGAACAGCTCGCCACCGACTACGCCTTCAAGTACGCGGTCTCGCTCGTCGCCCCCGCGCCCATGCCAGGCACCGAGGAGCTCGAGGACCCTCCCTTCTGGCCGACCGCCACGAAGCTCGAGATGGACGAGTTCGTGTGGGACACCACCGAACGCAACTACAAGCGCTGGCGCTGGATGGGGCACGTGGCCTCGATGGATCGCGGCGAGATCGCGAAGGAGGCAAAAGCCGACGACGACTCCGGTTGGAACCTCGAAGTGCTCGAGGAGATTGAGGCCGGCCTCATGGTTACGCGCGACCTCGACCAAGGCGAGGAGATCCACGGCGAGACCACCCACGAACGCGACGGCATCGACGTCTACGTGATTTGGGCGCGCGACGTCACGCCCACCGACCTTGCCGAAGCCGGCTACGATATCAAGCCCAAGGACTACCCCGGCTCCGAGTACCACGGCGCGATCTTCTACATCGCCGCGAACCAGATCGGCGCTTGGGCCGAGAAGGGCGGCGACCTCGGCAAAGAGCACTTCATCCGCGAACCCGCGCCCTTCTACGGCCCGCGCACCGGCCCCTACACGTTCTTCCCCGGCTACTTCGTGCCCACCGAGGGCATCACGCTCGCGCCGCTCGCCGCCACGAAGAGCCAGGATGACTACAACAACGCGATCGCGCTCGCCATCCGCGACGGCGTCGAGGGCTACAAGCGCCTCGTCTTCGTCGACGGGAGCGACGCAGACCTAGCCGACGCGGTCATCGCAGCCCAAAACGGCGAAGTCGTGCCCCTCTCCGGCATGAACGAGCAGGACCTCCGCACACGGATCATGCAAGTCGAGCTCGGCGGATTGACCGACCAGCTCCTCGTGGCGCAGCAGAAGGCGCGCGAGACACTCCAGCGCGTGTCCGGCATGTCGGACGGCGCTCGAGGCGAAGTCACCGGCGTTGGCACCGCGACCGAGAACCAGATCGCGGCCACCGCCTCGGCGACGCGCCTCGGGTTCCTGGCGGTCAAGTTCCGCGAGAAGGTGGTCGAGATGCTCTCGACCGTCGCCTGGTACCTCTACCACGACGACCGAGTCGCCTTCCGCCTCTCCGAAGAGGAGGGCGGCGGGATCTACCTCGGCGGTATCGACAAGGGCGACGCGATCCGGCGCGCGCGGCAGATATTCCCCGACCTCGCGGACATCCCCGAGGAGATCATCGAAGCGCTCTCGGCCGAAGTGGATCGCCAGCGCGGGACGCTCCAAGACGACCCATTCGACGCGCTCGACCTCACGATCGTCGCCTACTCGATGGAGCGCTCGAGTGAGCAGCTCCGCTCGCTCCGCGCCCAACAACTCCTCCAGTCGGCGCAGGTGCTCGGCCAGATGGCGCTCTCGATGCCGCACATGCGCGTCGCACAGCTCGCCGAGACCCTCGCACGCCTCCAAGAGCTGCCCGAACTGACGTCGCTGATCGACTACGACCTCGCGGCCCAGCTCGCCGCGATGATGCTCGGCACCGAAGCCCAAGCGAGCGCCGCTCCCTCCGGCCCGCGCATCGGCCGCGACCTCGGCCCGCGCATCAACGCCACGCGCCAGGGCGCCCAGCCGGCCAAGGGGCCGGACCTCGGCGGTGGGCAACCCTCTCCCGAACCACAGCGCGCGCCACAGGCGCAAGGAGCCGCGTAGATGGCGCGCTACCCATTCGTCACGCGCGACGGCTTCGAGTTCGACGTTACGTGTGACATGTGTGACACGGACAAGCTCCTGCCCCCGATCGACGGCCGGTTCTACGTCCTGCACGCCCACGGCGGTGTCACAGCGAAGCGCCTCGTGCCTTCCCTCCAGCGTGCCGCCGTCTCGAAGCCGCGGCGCTTCGTGGCGCGCTCGCTCCCCCGGAACTACAAGCACCACCGGGACGCAGGCGGCGAGTTCGACCCCGCGACCGGCTTCCCGCGCTTCAATTCGTGGGCCGAGATCGAGAAGACCGTCGCCGTCGCCAACATGCACGGCGACAGCCTGGTCTACGACGGCGAGCGCGAGATCGGCAAGCCCGAGAAGACCGTCGACGACCCCGGAGGCGTTTTCGGACGCCCCGAGGATCTTTGAAGTCCTTGTAACGCCCGGCCTCTAACCACAGAATCGCGCCTATGGCACTCGCCACCCCCCGCACCGAAGCGCCCGAGACTCCCTCGAGCGACGAGCCCACCGGCCCGACCCCGGCCGAACGCAACGCTGCCGATCGCGCGGCCTACGCCGCGGCGACGGGCCAAGCGCTCGTCGATACCGAGGAACCCGACGACGTCGAAGAGACCGCTGCCCCGAGCGCGGACGCCGACGACGACGACACGACCGCCCTGTTCGCTGAAACGGACGAGGAAGAGGACGGCGATGAGGACGCGCCCGAGCTGACGGCCGAGACCCTGGCCACGCTCCGGCGCGCGAACATCCCGGATAGCATCATCGAGAGTCTCAACCGCGAGCAGTTGGCCGAGTTGGCCCGCTCACTCGCCGGACCCGAGGCCAAGACCGAGGATGCTGCGGCTACGCCCGAGGACGGAGCTCCTTCGGACGCCACGACCAGCACGACTCCCTCGACGCTTGACAGCGTTGATTGGAGTGCGATCGCGGCGCCCTTGGTGGAGGAGCTCGGCCTCGAGACGGAAGCAAGCGAGCCCGTGGCGAAGGTTCTTCGTGGGGTCGCCGAAGCGGCCGTCAAGTCGATGCAGGGTGTCCAAGGGGACGCCAGCCTCGCTTTACGGTTGATCGGTTCCCGCACGATGGCCGAGGCACGGGAAAGGCTGACGGGAGACTTCCCAGGCCTTGCCAAAGATTCGGTCTGGCAACGCGTCCAAGCGAAAACCAAAACCCTTTGGGCCTCCGGCGCCTACACGAAGAACGGCGACGCCCTCGAAGGGCTGAACCGTGTCGTCGAAGACGCCGTCATGCTCGAGTTGGGCAAGGGCAAGCTGACGAAGACCGATCGCGGCACCCGCAGGGGCTCCACCCCCTCGACGCGTAAGCCTGGATCGAAGCGCGGCGATGCCTCCCTCTCGAAAGCCGAACAGGACCGCAAAGCGTTCCTCGCCGTGCACAAGAAGGGCCACATCCCCGGCGACATCACGAGCGTGCAGCGGTCGATGGGTCTCTAGGAGCCTTTTAGACCGGGCGGCTTCGAGAGCTGCCCAACAGTACGGAGGTACGCGCGATGAGCGGCACAACGCTCTCTGCGTTCGCGGATTTTGTGGCGGCGACCGGCCCCACGACCATCACGAGCCCGAAAGGCCTCGTCATGGAGGCTCAGAAGAACACCTACCACTTCGGTAGCTTGTGTTCCGGCGACGGCGCCTACGGCGTCAAGAAGATGCTTCAAGGTGGCGAGAACATCGAGTTCTCGATCATCTTCCAAGACAACGGCACGTTTGAGGAGTACCAGCCGGGCGCGCCCCACGACTGGGTCAACCCTCAAGTGCTCCAGAAGGGCACCGCCCAATGGCGCTTCTCGATGGCCCACATGTCGTGGGTTGATCAGGAGATCCTCCTCAACAAGTCAATCTCCGAGGGCAAAGACCAGTACCGGTTCCAGGCGTTCGTCGACTTGCGTGACGAGAAGGAACAGGTCATGTGGGTCACGGTCTGGAACGGCCTCGAGAACCAGCTCTGGGCGGTTCCCGACAAGGCCAAGATGGAGGGTTCGGGCGACGGCAAGACCTCTCCCTACTCGCTCCTCGCGTTCATCAACGAGGACACCAACGGCCTATTCGGCGAGAACTTCACCGGCAACACGTGGACGACGGTGGAGGGCTTCGACCCGACTGACGCCGCGCTCGAGGACGACGAAGGTGTCTCGCGCTGGAAGCCCAAGGTCCGGCGCTACTCGACCACCACGGTCAACGACGCGGCCAACATCATCGCCGCGTTCGACAACATGATGCTCGACATCGAGTACCAAGTGCCGGAAACGGCCAAGCAGTATTTCGAGAACCCGCGACTCAACAAGCAGAAGATCGTGACCTCGCGTCGCGGCCGGACGCTCTACTCACAGCTCATGCGAGCGTCGCAGGATGCCTTCGCGGTCGGCGCGCAGGATCCCTCCCAACCGAATCCCACCTACAACGGGATCCCGGTCGTCCACAACTCGACCTTCGAGAAAGGCGCATACTACGACGACGGCTCGAACGGCCTCGAGGACGAGTTCGGCGCCACCGACAAAGGGCCGCGCTACATCTGGGCCAACGGCAACTACCTCCAGCCGGTCTTTCAGAAGGAACGATACTTCTACAAGGACATGCCGAGCCGGCACCACAACGTGCCGGATACGTGGGTCGTCCCGCTCACGATCTGGTGGAACCTCGTCTGTACCAGCCGCCAGCGGCAAGGCATCGTTGCCCCCACGGGCAGCGTCTACTCCTCGTAGGAGAACCACACCATGACCCCCAATCCCTTCCTTCCCACGGGTGGACCCGGTGCCAGCAAAGGCGCCGGCGTCTACCCCGCCGAGATGACCGCCCGCTTCATCGTCGATACCGCCTCCGGTGTCGCAGGCGACGTCATGGGCGTCGACTTCACGAATGAGGATGTTTCTGGAGGCTTCCAGCACATCATCGTTCCTTCCGGCGCGCAGCTCACAGGCCGCGGGCCGGGGCTGTTCGTCGTGGCCCTCGAGCCTTGGACCGCAGCCGGTCAGACGATCAAGTGCCAGGTCTTCGGCAGGTGCCAGGCCTTCGTAATCGCCGCGTCCGGGTCGCCAACCAACGGTTCGCCGCTGGTCGTCGCCGCCAACAAGAACTTCGACTCGGTCGCCGCCGCCGGCGAGCGCACGATGGCGATCTGCCGCCAGGCGCTCACCACGCCGACGACTCGAACGTTGGCATCGGTCTGGCTTGACAACGGGATGCTCTTCACGCCGGGGAGCATCGGCCTCTAAGGCTCACGTAGCCCCTTCCAGGCGGGCGGGGCGCGGTCTCTGGACCGCTCCCCGCCCGTTCTGCATCATCCAGCCATGACGCTTCAAGTCGCCGACGTCGCCAAGCACATCCGGCACGAGCTCGGCGGCCCCCTGGCGTCCGAGGTTGGGCTCCTCGAGGTCGTCAACCGCGCCGGCCACACGTTGACCGCCATGCACCCCTGGCGCTGGCTCACGGTCCATTCAGGGCTCCACGAGCTCGCGCTCGAGGCGGGCGAGGACCACGTTGTCTTACCGCCCGACGTCCAGCGCATCATCAGCGTCGAGGCGAAGGAGAACCTCGCCAAGCGCTTCGAGTGGACTGACCTCGCGGACATCCAGACGATGCGCGCCCAAGACCTCACGGTGACGAGCTCGTGGCGCTATTGGGGCGCTGTCGGCTACCGGCTGCCGCGCACTCCGAACCTCCTCGCCTCTACCGAGCGCCTCGATCGTTCCACGTGGAACGATCCGAACGCGACGCTCCGCCCCACGGTCACGGCGAACCAGCTCGCCAACCCACTCGACGGAGTCATCACCGCCGACCTCGTCTCCGACGTCAACGCGAACAACGTCCGGCTCTACCAAAGCATCCCGGCCAGGCTCACGCGCGCCGGCTGGTACAACCTCTCTTGCTACCTCCACGAAGGTACGGGGAGCGCCGCGGCCTCGACCGCGATCAAGCTTGCCGCGGGCGCGAGCGTCAACAAGACCCTCGCCACGCACACCTGGGCCACCGACACGGCGGCGCTCGTTCCCGCGGAAGTCACCGGGGATGGGCAAGTGTTCTTCACCGAAGGGCCGGACGGGTGGGTGCGCCTCGAAGTGACCGTGCTGCACGACCCGCACGACGGCGACCTCGAAGTCACGCTCACGCCCCAGGGCGGCCTCACCGCCGCCCTCACAGGTACAAGCTTCTTCTTCGGTGCACAGGTCGAAGAGGTGTCGAGCGGCGCCGGCCGCGCGCGCGCCTACTCGCCGAACGACACCGGCGTATGGCACCCTTCCTCGAAGCAGCCGACGCTTGAAGTGTGGCCGACGCCCTCGAGCTCGGACCTCGACGCCTTCAACATCGTCTACCGCGCGCGCTGGGCGAACCTCGAGGACGACAACGACTACATCCCGATCCCCGACCAGTTCGACGGCCTCTTCATCGAGCTCGCGCGCTCCTGGGCGATGGGGTGGGAAGAGCCCGAGAACGGCGTCGTCGCGCAGCAAATCCGCGCGCGCGTGACCGCCTCCGACGAGTTCCGCTTCCTCAAGCGCTCGGACGGCATGATCCAGCCCACGTTCAACCGGATGCGCGGCGGCGCGCTCTCCACCTCGCGGCGCCGCTACCACGGTGTCCTCGCCACGATCGTCGCCGGTCCCTCCTGATGCCCGTCAACCCGCTCGACCTTCCTTGGCCGCGTCGGGGTCGCAACGACGACTCCTCCCACGAGGACCAGCCGGCGCTTTCGACCGAGGAGGCGATGAACGTCGTCAACGTCGACCCCGCGGGTGGACGCAACCGTGGCGGCTCGAGGCCGGGTCTCTCGCGCTACGTGCCGACGGGCGCCGGCAACAAGATCTCCGAGATCCTCCAGCTCGCCTACGACCAGAAGCAGATCGACTACGAGGTCGAGACCGCGAACCCCGATGTCGAGTGGTCGTTCGAGCTCCCCTCGAAGCTCGAGGCGCGCCGCGCGGCATCCGACGCCCAAGGCAACCTCTTCGTCGTCGACGGCCCCGATGGCTTCGTCAAGCTCTCCGGCGACGGACAGGAGATGGCGCGCGTCAGCGTGCCAGGAGGCGACGAGCACGCCCAGATCCGCGGCTTCGCGCTCGACATCCGCGGCAACGTCTACGTCGGCAACGGCGGCGTTCGCAAGGGCTTCACGACCAGCCCCGAGGAGGCGCACGCGGCCGGCATCTACCTCGGCGACAGCTCCGAGACCTCGTTCCTCCGGAAGTTCCGGCCGGCATTCATCTCGAACGACACGACCGAGGAGGAGTACGACGAGCATTGGGCGATCGAGGCCGAGGACCTCCACGGCTACGTCAACGTCTGCCTCGTGCGCGACGGCAAGCTCTACACGGCGCAGAACAGCACCGAGACCTGGAAGTCGTACATCGTCGTCTACGAGGGGATCCAGAGCGCCAACCCCTTCGAGCGGCTCGTCCAGGAAGTGCCCTACCCCGTCTCCGACATCGACGTCAAAGATGACGGGTCAATCCTCGTGGCGTGCGAGTGGTTCGATTAACGCGGCCGGAACCCCGCCTACCTCGACGGGTGGCAAGTGCGCGTCGGGTGGACGCCCGAAGACCTCAAGGAAGAGCTCGCCGAGGGCATCGAGCCCCACGTGATCTGGCGCTGGCACACGACCGAGGACGAGTATCTCGTCACGACAGGCGGCACCGTCCCGGAGACGGATGACCAGCTCATTACCTGGCGCGACCGCTCGGGCAACGAGCGCCATCTCGTCGCCGACATCGACGACGGCAACAACCCCCCCGTAATCCGCCGCAACGCGCTTGTCGGGCGCTCGTCGGTCGAGTTCCAATTCGGCGCCGACCAGGCTCTTCGATCGGGCGCCAGCGGCACCGTCCGCCCCGACCAGCGCGACCGTCAGAAGACGCTCTTCCCAGCCTACGTCGACCTGGATGATCTCAACCGCTCGGCGCAGTGGATGTGCTTCATCGTCTTCCGCCCGAAGGACGAGACCACCTCGGTCGTGACGAACCAGCACTCGGTCATGTGCCAGCAGTCGCAGCGGTCGAACCGCCCGAACGCCCTGATCTGGAACGCCGAAGCCGACGACAACCCGCGCGCCAACAACTTTGATGCCGGCAGTCTCATCTTCCACACCGTGACCGATGCGCCTGGCGGCGGCGTCGAGCCGATTGATCCCGACGACGGCGAGGGTTCTGGCTCCGGCGAGACGCCCATGCACTACGGCGACGTGCACGACCACGGCGACCCCGACCTCAGCTTCACCGGCGCCGACACCGGCCGCGGGACGATCATCGCGGCCTTCTCCAGCGACGGCGGTGTGGGCGTCTCGACCCTCGACGGCGGCGTAGCCTCGACCAGCCGCTCGTTCTTCGACGTCAACGGACACCCGATCGACAGGTGGACCCAGCGCGTCAACGGCTCGGGCGAGAACGAGGATTGGACCCTCGAGGTCGGCAAGGTCGGCACGTTCACCGACGCGCTCGACTCAATCGGCAAGTTCGCCGGCGAGATTTACGAGATCCTCGTCATCGACCGCAAGGACCCCGACTCTCGAGTCAACCCCACCATCCTCGAGCGCGCCGACTACCCATTCGAGGCGACAGGCTCGAAGGTTATGGCCGTCAACATCGTCGATGGCGGCTCCGGCTACGGCACCTCGACGAGCGGCGTCTTGGCCTTTTCGGGCGGCTCGCCGTCGAGCGCGGCCACCGGCACCTGGGAGTCGGACTCCTCAGGGCGCATTGTCACGACGATTATCACCGACCCCGGCGAGGGCTACGCGAGCGTCCCCACGGTCACGGTCACGGGTGGCGGCTCGGGCGCCAGCGTCACGGCCGGCATGTACGCGCCCGAGACGCCGACGAACTTCGATCGGATCATCGGCTACCTCGCGCACAAGTACGGCATCCAGACCGTCCTGCCAGGCGAAGACACGCCGAGTTACCGGGTCCCCCGCGTGCACACGGCCGGCAACCTGCCCGGCGTCTATGGGCGTTGGTACGAGCACCCCTATCGGCTCGACCCGCCCGAGAACGCCGAATCGGTCGGCCTCGGTAAGTACCGCTCGAAGGGCGAGCTGCTCGTCAAGCTGGCGCCCAACGGCGCGCTCAAGTGGGTCATCGCCGACGACGTCCAAGGCGGCGCCGGTAACGGCTTCGGGCTGGCGGTGCGCGTGCTCTCGGACGGCTCGATCGTCACCGTCGGCAACAGCGGCGCGCCCGGCTACAACGGCTCCGACGTTGGCATCGAGTTCGGCACAACGGCCGAGGTACGCCGCATCCAAGACCTCGGCGACAGCTACGTGGCGACAGGTGCTGGCACCTGGAGCATCATGCCCGTGGGGCTCGACGAATCGACCAACAACCGCATCCCAGTGCAGATCGCCGTCGACGACTTCGACAACCTCTACGTGCCGAACGAGTCGGGCATCGGCAACACGCCGCTCGACCTCGCCGTCTACGACATCGACGGAACCCGCATCGAAGACTGGATCCAAGACGGCAACGACAACCAGCCTATCTACGGCGTCGCGCTGCCGCAGCAGTTCGGCGGCAAGGACGACCTGCGCCGCGGCGAGCTCTCCCCCTCGCACCCCGACTACGAAGACGACGGCATTACGCGGATGGAGTTCTGTTACGTGCTCGGCGGCACGACGCCCCACGACGGCTCCCCGGCGACGCCGGCCGTCCAGAAGCTCCGACTCGTGAACGCGCGCATCAACGAGCTATCCCCCCGCCGCTTCATCAACCTCGTCATCACCAACGGCGGCGTCATCCGCTTCACCAACCTCGCCGTTACGATCGTCTCGGCGTCCCCCATGACCGCTGCGGCCGGCGACGAGGAGTACGTGCACGGTTTCATCGCGTACCAGAAGGCGTACTTCACCGAGGGCGAGAACCTCGTCGTCTACGACCCGAAGCTCGACACCGTCGTTCCGTGGGTCGCCGAACGCGGCACCCTCCCGAAGCGAGCACGCATCGGCGAGCTTTGGCAAGGGCGCGCGGTCCTCGCACGCTTCGCTGACGACCCCGGCGGCTGGGCCATGAGCGCCATCGGCGACCCGAACGATTGGGACAGCCAGCCGCCCGTCCCCAACGTGCGCCAGGCCGTCTACAGCCAGAACACCGAGGCGGGCTCGCTCCCTGACCTCATCAACGGCTTCGTCCCCTACCGTGACGACATCGCCGTGTGGCTCTGCGACCACACCATCTGGCGCATGACGGGGAACCCCGCGAGGAGCGGCCAGAACGACCTCGTCTCGACCTCCATCGGTGGCGCCTTCGGCCGCGCCTGGACACAAGATGACCGCGGCAATGTCTGGTTCATCGGCTCGCGCGGCGGGCTCTACGTCATGCAGCCCATTACCGGCCAGATCGAGGAAGTCTCACGCGACGTCGTCGCGCGTGCACTCGCCGGCTACGACCTCTCGACCGTCCACTGGCGCATGGCCTTCGACTCCGTCGACAAGCGCCTCATCATCGTCCCCTGCCCCTTCGCCAAGGGCGGCACGCTCGACCTCCAAGCCTGGTTCTACTCGACCAAGACCGGCGCCTTCTGGCCCTTCAAGGTCGGCGACCCCACTATCAACATCACGGCGCTCACCGTCTTCGACGGCGACGAGGCCGATGATCGCGTCATCATCACGGGTCACTCCGACGGCCGCGTGCGCTACTTCGACACGCGCGCGGCCGACGACGACACCTTCCCGATCCGCGCGAGCGTGCTCATCGGCCCCGTCAAGAGCCCCGTCCCTGGGCGCGAAGTGCGGGCGAACCGCATGACGATCCACCTCGACAACGGGCTCGACGGCTGCCGCTACCGGCTCTACGCCTCCGACCGCCCCGACGTCCGCGGTCTGCCCGTGCACGAGGGCGAGCTCGTCGCCGGCAAGAACGAGAACCTGCCCATCAGGACGCGCGGCGCGTACTTCTGGGTCCAACTGTTCAGCGGCGGCGACGCGAGCGCTCGCTGGGCCTACGAGCAAGGGGTACTCACCATCCAGCACGCGGGCCGGACGCGCACGCGGCGCTAAGGGAAGGGCGGCGAGAGCCCTCGTGGTGCAAGTCCACGGCTCGAAGCGTCGAATCGCCGACCCTCGCCGCTAATGGTCTTCTAGCGGGTCCCCATCGTCGTCTTCGACATGCTGGGCGTACCCATCTTGTATGACGGCTCTGCAAGATCAGCCACCGCGACCGGCTCGTGGCGCAAGAGACGCTTGACGTCGCGGTTGTGGTCGACCTTGTTGCTGATCGTCTTCTCGGCCGTCTTGTACGTGGCGAACATGCCCGCGAGCGCGATAGCGATGTCCACGAGGCCGTTCCCGGTCGTCGGCAGGGAGTTGATGACCTGGGCGCCGCGGCCCTGGATATCGTCCACCTTGGCGTTCACGGCCCTGGCGGCGTCCTGGTTGGCTTGCGCCAAGAGGTTGCCGAGATGCTCGGGCGTGATGAGCCCATCGGCGTAGAGCGCACGCGCCTCCTGCACGGCGACGTCGCGCTCTTCGATCATGTCCCCCAGCTCCGCGATGTCGGCCTGGGTGGCAACGCACGAGGTAGAGAGGAGAGCGGCAAGGGCAAGGGCGGTGATCAGGAGTAGTTGCTTCATCGGGGGGGGTAGGGGAACTCGAGGCGGCGGATCTGGTTAGGCCCCTCGAGGGTCAGAGTGTTGTTCACGTGATCGTTCCACTGGCGCATCTCGCGGTTGACGCCGTCGATCCACGAGCGCAGCTCTTGCCGGCGGACGACGTCGACCGAGGCGGTGACCATGTTGACCCCGAGCTCTTCGAGATCGGTCGAGAGTTGCGCTTGCGAGATCGAAATCTTCGTGCACCAAGCGGAGCCACCGGCGATCCCTCCGACGATCAGGAGCACGAGGGAGAGCTCGATGGTCGAGGCTTTGGTCAGCACAGTGCTCATGGAGTCTTGGGGCATGGCCTCATTCTCGCTTCTCGCGGAGATCGAGGTCGCGTTCGGCCCGTTGTCGCTGGAATCGGTAGAACTCGCGGCGCAGGCGGCCTGCTTCAAAGTCGCTTACCGCGTCCTTGGCGAGTTGCGCCATCTTACGACTCATCAGCGCGCGAACCGACCGCTTGGGCTCCGTCGAGCGCATTTGGCCCATTTTTGTTAGCGCCCTCGTCGCGTCCTCGAGCTGAAGACGCTGCTGGCGCTCGGCCGGCGTTTCCTCGTGCCTCCGGCTGTTGCTCCTGAGCTGGGCGAAGTCGAGCGTCTCGTAGAGCGCGTCGATGGACTTCGATCTGGTGATCGTCGCCCCGCCGCGCCGGAACGCGCGTCCGAACACCGGGAAGTCCGCCGCCTCGGGGTTCCGTACGTCCTTGCTCCCCGTGCCGCCGAAGTCGAGCCCGTGCAGCAGGTCGAGCGCGACCCCGCCGAACATGCCGCCGATCGCGTGCTCGATCTTCCGCGGGCTCTGGCCTAAGACCTCGCCGGCCCACACTGCGAGCCCCGCGGTGTACGCGCCGTGCTGCTCGGCCTTCGGGAGCCGCTGCTCGCGCGCCGGCACGATCGGCCGGTCGAAGAACCAGTCGTAGTTGGCCGCGAGCTCGAGCGACGTCTCGGCCAGGGGCGGCACGAGCGGCGCCTCGAGCGCCTCCTTGAACTCGTTGAGCCATTGCGTCGCCGCGGCGGGATCCTGGTACTTCCAGGCGTCAAGCAAGGCGATCGGGAGACCACCGAAAAGCACGCCGACTTCGTGCGGGCGTGGGATCTTCAAAACCTCGTTCGTCCCAGGAACGGGAATCAGCAAGTAGAGCGCCCGCTCCGAAGCGTCCATCTCCTCGAACCACTCCTCGTCGTGGAAGAAGGCGTAGGAGATCAGCGACGGGACCGTGAGGCTCGAGACCACCCGGATGAGAAACTTGACCGGGTTCCGCTTGTAGGCGTTCCAGTGGTCGATCTTGCCCGAGATCGAAGCCGTGTGGAACGGCACCATCCGGTTGATGAGGGCCGAGATAGCCCCTTGGCGTGTGAAGTCGGTCGTCACTGTCGCGCCCGCTGTCGAGAGCCGGATGCGCTGATCGAGCGTCAGATCCTCCCCCGGCGTCCAGCCGATGTCGCGCCCCACCATCTTGACCTCGGCCGCACGGACCGCGACCTCGGGAATCTGGAGCACCGACCGCATGACGTCGATCCAGTTGCGAGCGTCGAGCGCGCGCTCCTTCTTGGACTCGAAGAGGCGCCGGCTCGCGCGATGCACGTGGGCCGTGTCCTGCCCCATGCTCTGCACCAGCTCACCGCCCATTTGGAGGTACGCGCGCAGCGCCGGGTCGTGCGCCTCGCCCGTTGCCGCGTGGAGCCCCGCGTGAAAGAGCATCCGCATAATCTGAAGGAACATTTGGCCCGAGTTGGCCGACGCGCGGCTGTTGAGGAGCGCCGTCACGATGTCCCGCTGCGGGTTCGTCACGAGCCCAAAGCTGGCCCGGAGTCCGGTCGTCCCGAGCCGGAACATGCGCGCGTTGGCCCCGAGCGTCGCGTTCAGAAACGGGTTGAGCTCGTACACGTTCATCTCGTGCAGAGCCTCGAGCAAGTTGACGTCCTTGACGCGGATCCACTTGATCTTTCCCACCTTGTCGATCATCGGGAAGATCGGTTCGTCCCCCTTCGGCTGCCACACCGGCGCGAAGAACTTGATCGAGTCCCGGAAGACGAGGCCGGCCTCGTCCGGCGCGAGACCCTCCCACCCGCCCCCCTCGATCGTGAGCCGCGCTTCCAGGCCCGTCGTGCGTTCGAGCTCGCGCATGAGCTCCTCGACCGTGCGCGCCGCCACGGGCGCCTCGGAGACCGGCACGACCTCGATGAACTTGCCGATCCCCTCGACCTTCGAGAGCTCCATCACGGCCTCGAGCACCATCCGTTGATGGCTCATGGCGACCATCTTCTCGGCCTTGGCGATGAGGCTCTGGAAGGGGTCCTTGATCCGGCGCGTCGAGCCCTTGAGCCGCTGCACCGGGCTCCCACCGGCCGCGGAGCCACCCTTGTACGAGCCGATCATCCGATCGAACTCGCGCTGGAGAGGCACGTACTGGCCGGGGTCGACCTTCCTGATGTGCCGCACGACCGTCGCGTACTGCGGGCTCGCCTGCGCGGCGTAGTCAAGCAACCCGTCCGCCCAACGGTAGACGCGGTCCGCCGCGACCCCGAAGCTGACCGAGTCGAGCTCCTTGATGATCTGCTCGGCGTCCGGGAGGCTGATGCCTGTGTCCCGAGGCTTGAACGACGGCACCATGCCCTCCGTGGTGATGAGGTGCGACGCGACGTAGTCGGGGTGCCCCGCGAGCGCCAGCGTCCGGCGCGCGAGGAGGTAGATGATGAAGTCGTGGCGCTCGTTCTTCTTGACGAGGCTGCGGATTCCCGCGAGCGCCGGCCCGACGACGTTCGTGCCAAGGTCGAGCATCCCCGTCTCGACCATCTGCTCGACGATCGCCCCCGCGCGCTTTCTGGTCGCCTGGGCGAGCATGAAGGGGTCTTTGGAGGGCTCGAGCGGTTTACCCGTGAGGCGCTCCACCTGGGCCGTGAGGTCCCCGAGCGACCACTGAGCGTCGAGGAACGAGCCCAGCGTGCGGTCCTTTGTCCACTTCTCGCGGAACCTCTCGTAGCGGTAGCGCCACGTGCCCGGCTCGATAACGTGCGCCTGCCCGCGCGCCAGGCTGCCTTGCTTGCGCCAGAGCGTCGTCGCCTCGCGCGCCGCGTACATCTCGCGCTTGACGTCGGGACGCGCCTCGAGGAAGACGTCGTTGAGCCAGCGGAAGGTGTGCGGCGCCGCCGCGCGCCCGCGGTCAGACTCCGTGATCCACATTCGCACGAACTCGGCCCAGCCTTCGCGCCTGTACCCGCCCTCGGGCTTCTCTTGCCCGTAGAGCGCGCGGCCCAGCTTCATGAGCTCGCGGCGCATCTGTATGGAGGTTCTCGGAGCACGCCACGGTCCGCCCTTGGACCACCCGAAGACGGCCTTCTCGAGCGCGTGAGCTACCTCGTGCGCCGCGGTGCGGATGTCGTTACGCACGCGCACCCGGATGAGCTCGGGCGACACGATGAAGTAGCCGGCGTACTTCCGCCCACGCATGTGCCCGAAGCGGATCGGCGTGTTGGCGCCGGCCGCGAGCAGGATGCGCGAGTAGCTGTCGATGACTTCGGGGATCGTGATACGTCCCCGCTTGGGCGCCCGCGGCGGCTTCGCCAGCCGGCCCCTGAGCCCATCTGCGATGCGGTCCTCGGTGCTACGGAACTCGGACGGCCGGTGAGTCCTGAGCGCGCCCTCGCGCGCCGACGTCGAGCCCGGTGTGCGCGCTGGCGAGCCCACGGGCGAGCCAGCTACGTTCGTGCTTGCCGCCTCCCGTGCGTAGTATTTGAGCCCACTAGCCGTAACGGTGTATTCGGCCTGGATCTCGTTCGCCCACGTCTCGAGCGCTACCCGGAGCGTCATGGGGTCATCAATGCGTGCGGTCCATTTGCCGTCTCGGCGCGTGAAGTCGCCGACGAGGGATCGCACGTTCCGGTTGAGGTAGTAGGGCTTGCCCTTCCGCGCGCTGACCGAAAGAACGTAGGTGCCCCTGTCGCGCGTGATCGCGAGCGGTCCCGAGTAGACCGCCGCGGGGGCGTCCCCGACCTGATCGAAGAAGTCGGCGACCTGGCCGGCCTGGAGCACGACGGGATTCGCATCGAGCGCCTCCTGGGACTTGAACCCGCGCGCGTAGACGACCCCGAAGTCGGTTGTCCCGTCCGCGCGCGTGAAGTGCGCGATCTGGCCCTTGCCACCCATCACCTTGAACGCTGCGAGGATGTTCCCCGTGCCCACCTCGCGGATTTCGCGCGGCTTCCGTCTCGCATCAAAAGCCTCGGACACGTAGCGCTCCGACTCTGGGTCGATCGACCATCCACGGGCGAGCTTCGAGAGCGGCACGTGGATCGGCGCCTTCGCGTCCGACGTCTGCACCGCGACGACCCAATCGCTCAAGGCGTACGGGCTCTTGCGCTTCCGGCGCCACTCCATGCTGACAACGACGCCAGGCACGAAGGAGCGCGTCTCTTCGTCCGTGATGAGGTCTTTGGTCGGGTAGCCGATCTGCACCGGCTCCCCGACCTTGAGGCGCTTCCACACGGCGCTAATCACCTCTTCCGCCTCTTCGGCTTGCTGCACCGCGGCTCTGGTCATCGCCGCGGCGGCCTTGACGGCCTTCGGCGCCTTGACGCCCTTGACCTCGCGCCCTTCCGCCTCCGCTGCGCGGCGTTCGATCATTGCGGCGTCCTTCTCGGCCTGCGTCTCGAGCTCCCCGGCCTCTTCCGCGTTCACCGTGAGCACCCGAAGCATCCGATGGTAGATCGCCTTGAAAGCCTCGTAGTCCGCCCAATGGCTCGGCCGCGTGAGCTCCAAGGGAAGGCGCGAGGCGCCAAACGTGAACTTCTCCTCGATCGCCTCGCGGAACGTCCGAAGTCCCTCGACGTCGTCCGGCCGGGGGGTGAACCGCCCAAGCATCTCCATCAGGTGCTTGTGCGCGCCCTCGACGGTCTCGGAGGCTTGTGCGATGTCCGCTGGCGTGGCGACGACACGCGCTTTGCTTGCGATGCTCTTCTGCACCTCCTTGTACGACGGCGGCGGGTCAAGGTTGTTGACCTCGAGCTTCTCGACCACCGCCTGTTCGGAGAACGGGCCATCCCCTTCCCGCTCGGCAAAGATGACGACCGACTCTCCGGCCGGCTTGGCCGAGAGATCCAACACCTGTGCCTCGAGCGAGTTGAAGCCCAACGTGTTGCTCGTCTGGAGCGCCTCGGCGTACATCGCGTCGATTTGCTCGTAGAGCTCGGCCTGCTCCTTGGGCCGCAGCACCATGAAGCGACCCGACGCTTGGCGCGCGAGTCCTTCCTTGGGCTTCTCGGGGGTGCCGATCTTCGGCCCCTTCTTCTTCTCTTCCGGAGCGTGATGATCGTCGTCGTCGGTTCCGACGTCCACCTCGCCGTACCCCAACCGTTGAGCGAGCGCGGCGTCTTCGGAGAGGATCGAATACATGACCTCGTCGCCGATCGGGTTCATGAAGTCCGAGGCCGAGACCGACACCGCGCCCGCCCGCGCGCTCGTCGTGTGCGCGTTGAGGCTCGCCATCTTGGCCTCGTGCATCGACGCCAGCCGGCGCTCCGCGGGAAGATCGGTCACGAGGAACTCGTAGCGCGGCTTGACGGGCTTTCCGTCCTCGCCGATCGCCTCGCCCGTCCGGTTGATCCGCCCGAGCATCTGCATGAACGTGTCGACGTTGGGCTCCGCCTGGGCTATCAGCATTGCGCGCGGTCGCTTGTCCGTGTCGGCAGGGCGCCGGCTCGCGTGCATCGAGTAGCCCGTCGCACCCGAGCGGTTCACGATCAGGCCGTCGAGCTCGCCCTCTTGGAAGTCACGGATCGTCCTCTTCGAGTTGCCTTGGCTGTGCTCGCGCTTCGCGTACACGTTGCCGGCGTCGACGTCCACGCGCTCGGTGCGGCCCGTGAGCTCGCCCATGCGGATTCCCGCGGCGCGGAGCCGCGAGAGGATCGTGTCGATCGGCGTTGCCGAGAGCTCCCCCAAGCTTGAAACGTGAAGCTTCGCCTGTAGCTCGTTCCACCTGTCGAGCTCCTTCTTGAAGCCCAACCCAACGAGCACGGCGTCATCAAGGTAGACCGTTTCTGACTCGCGGGTGTTGGGGTCCACGACGCGGACCGTGCGCATCCTGTGGAGGTAGTTCTCGAGAACCGTGTTGAGCCCCAAGCCCTCGATCTTTTCGCCGAAAGCGATGTCGTGGGCTTCGGTGTAGTCCGTGAGGAGCGCGCCGTTCGTGTTAGAGATGGCGATGACGGGCTTCTCGCCGCGCTTGTGCGCATTGATCGCGCGGTCCACGACCCCGTCGACCTTGGCGCTCAAGAGCACCTGATTGACGAGGTGGTACATCACCGACGAGAACGTCGACTGCCCCGCGCCGGCCGACCCCGTAGCGCTGTCCTGGGCCGTCGCGCTGCCCGATCCGGTCGTTTCCGCCTCGGCGTAGCCGGTCCTCACGTGGTCCATCGTGAGGTCGAGCTGGAAGAGACCTTCGACCATCTCCGTCACGACGCCCATGCGCTTCTCGTCGGTCGGCGCGTCGATCATGTCGAAGCTGATCCCGTCGTAGGTGCGCTCCCGCCGCACGTACTGGCCGGCCTTGACCAGCATGTTCGAGATCACTTGCTGTAGCGGCACCCCGCCTTTCTTCAGGAGCTCGGCAAGCTCGGCACCGCTCTGGATGACGCGCGAGATGCCTGTCCTCATGTAGAGGCTCATCACGTCGGGGTTCTTCGCGTAGGTCGCCGAGCTGTAGAGCACGGAGTCCGCCATCCGCACGAGGCGTCGTAGCCACGTTGAGCGGTTTTCCTTCAGGATCCCGTCCTTGTCGGTCTCGGGCTCCTTCTCGCCCCCGGCTTCGTGCGACTCGTCAAGGATCAAGAAGGCGTTTGGGATGACGCCGACCAGCCCTGCCTGGTAGTCGGCGAGAGCGCCCCGCGGCGTCTGCTGGTCGTACGTTGTAAAGATGACATCGAAGCCCGTGGGCATTTTGCCTTTCGAGAGCGACTCCATCGCCGCGGCGTACTCGGAAGGCTTGAGCGATGCGAGCTTCTCGCCACCCTCGAGCGGCAGCGCCTTCTTCCCGCGAAGATCCTTGTTCGTCGGCAGGATCTTGATGTTCGGGAACCCGATGTCGACGAGGTCGCGGACCATGTCCACGTAGAGCCCCGGCTTCGCCGTGAGGAACACGGGAATCTTCTTGTTCTTGATCGCGTAAACGATCGTGGCAGCGACGACGCGCCCTTTACCGACGCCCGTTTGGTCCCCGAGGATCAGCGCCTCGCCGTTGTCGGTGTTCCACACCGAAAGCGCGATCGCGTCGATCTGCTCGGCACTGAACGCCTTGAAGAGCGCCTCGTTCGACTTGTAGCCGAGCTTCTTCCGCACGAACGAGTCGACACCGCCGACTTGCGCCTCGAGCTGCGTGAGCGCGTTCTGGAGCGCCTGAAGCTGCTGCTTCGGCATCTTCGTACCGACCGACAACGCCTTGCTCCGCGGCGCGTAGTCGACCTGGAACTCGGAGTCTTCGTGGGCCTCGGTTGCCGCCTTCCGGGCCTCCTCCTGCTTCCGGATCTTGTCTGCGATCTGCTCGCCGTCCGGGAGGTCAGCTAGGGCTCCAGGCTCAAGATCCACTGTTGTAGATCCGTCGTCCTGATCGCTTTCTCCGCGATCCGATTCGACGCCGTTACCTTCACCGGCCACCGAATCCCCGGAGGTCGCGTCTGATCCCCGATCGCTGGCTCCTCGAGAATCGCCCTCGCTCCCGCCGTCGGAGTCGGGAACTGCATCGGGATTAGGTCGTACGGGCCGCTCGCCAGGTACGCGATTCCCTCCTCCCCCGCCTCCCGTAGAAGAGTCGCCACCCTCTCCAGAAGCGCCGTCCGGTACCTCTCGCGGCTCACCATCTGCGTCCCCGCTGGGATCTGGACCGCGCCGATCACCGGGCTCCTGCCGGGCGGACACCAGCTCCACATGTTCGCGTGTACGTTCATCAATCGCCTTCCAGGTTGTGAGGATCTCGGGACGCTCGACCCACGGCCAGGCGCGGCCCTCGGTCTTTCCGCGCCCGCCGATCACGACGACGTCCACCGGCCAGGCTGCCCCTTGGCCCCCGTAGAGTCGGCCGTCGACCGTGAAGACGTCCTCTACCTTGTAGTTCGCGTGGAGCGCGCGCCAGAAGGCGCGATCGTTCCTCGACTTGTATTTGCCCTTCTCGACCGTCTCTGCGGCGTCAGCGCGCCCGAGGTGCTTCTTGCCCGAGAGGATGAGTACGGCGCGGCCGTCGTCACGGAGACCGTCGAGCGCCCGCAGCGCGATCACGTGTCCCTGATCGGTGCTTTGCACCATGCCAGGCGCCGAGAGCTTCCGAGTGTCGTCGCCGCGCTCCCCTCTAGCCTTCCCGAAAGGCGGGTTCGCTACGACCGCGTCGAACTTGCGCTCGAACGTGGCCTCGGTGGCGTCGAGCGCCGTGATGTTTTTGAGGCCGCGACGCCGTAGCTCGTCGAGCCGTCCCTCGGACAGCTCGTTGACCGTGAAGTCGGCCTTCTCGGTCGCCGTCGTGAGGAGCATCCCGTTCCCTGCGGTCGGCTCTAGCACCTTCGGCCGCGTCGACGGCAGGAGCTTCCCGTGCAAGCCCGCGAGCCGCCCTGCGATCCACGCCAGGGGCGCCGGCGTCGAATACTGCTGAAGCTCCGACGAGGTCGAAGTCCGCGTGATGAAGCGCGGCTGGCGCTTGTAGAGGTCGAGCACGCGCTCGAAGCCCTCGGCCTCCGCGCTCTCGAAGTCGTCGGCCTCCTCGACCCCTTGGAAGATTTGCCGCGCGGCCCGCGTCACGCCAGCCTCCGCAGCCTCCTCGAGAGCCTTCGCGTCCCGATCGGGGAAGGCCGCGCGAACGTCGCGCATCTGTACGCGCTCGGTGCCCCCCAGGAGCGCCGATTGCACGTGCTTGGCGACCCTCTCGTGGTCGTCGTCGGGAGCGTCCTCAACGTCCTCAACGTCCTCAACGTCCTCGGTGGCCTCGGTGGCCTCCTCGGCCGGGCGGTCGGACGGTTCGGACGGTTCGGACGGTGGTGCGTCACTTGACGGGGGCGCTTCGTCGATCTCAATCGGCTCCGAGACGTCCTCCCCCTCGGGCTCATCAGCTTGTGCCTCGTCCTCGGGTGCGAGAGCGTCCTCGTCGCCGTCAAGCCCGGCGTCAAGCCCGGCGTCCAGCTCATCCTCGAGCGCTTCCAGTTCGTCCTCGCGCGTCGCCTCGCGCGTCGCCTCGGGCTCGACCTCGGGCTCGACCTCGGGCTCCAGCTCTAGCTCGGGCTCGACGACGGGCGGCGCCTCCTCGGGGGCCTCGGGCTCGAACTCCGGCTCGAACTCCGGCTCGGCCTCCGCCTCGGCCTCCGCCTCGACGCCAGGCGGGTCCAGCTCGCCCGTGTCGACGATCGGCTCGCCCCCGCCGTCCTCAAGGTCGTCGTCGAAGAAGTCGTCCGCCTCCGCTTCGGCCTCGGCCAGCTCGTCCGCGTCCGGCTCGAACGTCCCAGTGCCGTCTCCCATCTTGAGCGGTTCCGACCACACCTGGAGCCCCTTCTGAAGCGCCGCCGAGCCGACTGGGAGCGTCGAGAACGCGACGAACATGCCCGCAAGCTGGTCGCCCTCGGGGATGACCTGATCCCACTCGCCGAGCCCCACCGACGCGCGAAGGATCGCGCCGAGCGACTCCTCGCCGATCTCGCCCAGCACGCCGTTCCAGCCAGCCTCCGAGGCCACCTTCTCCGAGAACTGCGCCACCGTGCTGCTCGGACGAAGCTTGAGCCACTTCGCCATCACGGCCGCTTGCAGCCGGTGCAGGTGCGCCAGCGGTGGGAGGTCGCCACCGCGCTCCGAGAGGAACTCGATGAACTGGTCGCCCCAGGCGGCAGGCGCCACCTCAAGCATCGCGCCCCACGTGTCGTCCACCGTTCCCGCCATCACGAGCCCGAGACCGTGCGAGACGCCCTTCGCCTCCTCGGCGTAGCCCATCGCGGGGAGCATCCGCTCGTACGCTTGCGCGATCGTGCTCGGGGCGATTGCCGCCTGGATCGCCGCGCGCTGCGACGCGCCCAACACCTTGCCTGCGCCGACCTTCGAGGCCAGCTTGCCCGCCATCGACGTCGCAGCACGCGCTGCCGCGCCCTCGACGGCGCCCGCGACCGCTTTCCCTACCGCCTTCTTTGCCGCCGCGCTCGCGCCCTTCACGGCCGTCCCACGGACAACCTCGGCCACGCCGCCGGTTGCCGCGAACTCGAGCATGTAAGCAGGCATCTCCGAGAGGATCGAGCCAGCCCAATAGCCCATGCCGCCCTTCTCGGCGCGCGCGGTCCAGCTCATGACGTCGATGATCGACTCGACCTGCTCGGGCGTCGCCTCGCCGTCCTGGAGCGCCTTCGCCGCCTCGAGGAGACCCTTCGCGTCGAGGATGCTCGACACGAGCCCCGTCCCTGGCACCTTCTGCGCCCACTCGTGGGTCGCGGCCTCGCGGAACCCGATCGGCTCCGTTCGCGCCACCTGGCCCGCGAACTCGACCAGCTCGGGGTCCATCTCGGCCAGGAAGTCGAACCCGCTCACGGTCTGCCCCTCGGCCGGAGCGTCCGCCGCCATTGCAGCGTCCAGCTCGGCCTCAAGCGCCGCCAGCTCTCCGGCCTGCGTCGCCTTCGCGTCCTGCGTGCTCATAGGGACACCGCAACGGCGAGGACCATCAGAAGCGCCAGCGCGCCAAGCATGACCCACTCCCAGCGTTCAATGCCGTCTTCGGGGTTCGGGGGCACGCGCATCAGTCGTCACCGTACTTCGCCTTGCCCGTGATCGTGCGACTGTGCTTGTCCCACTGATCGCGGGTCAGCCCTCTGTGGGTGCGCTTCTGGCCGCGCCGCTTCTTCTCCTCGCCCTCGGCTGCGGCCTTCGCCTCCGACTCGCGCTTGGCCGCGAGAAGCTCGGCTCGGAACTCGGGCGGTAGTTCGTCGAAGCTCCGAAGCCCCATCTCGTGCATCGCCTTTGCGAGCCCCAGGCGGTCGTTCTTCGCCGCCTCCATCAGCGCGCCTTGCTTCTCCTTGGACAAGGAGGCGGCGCCGACCGAATCCGCCGGCGCGTCTGTCCCCACAGCGCGCCTTTGAGCGCCGGCGCCGCCTTGTCCTACTGCCGGCGGCGGCAAGAAGCGCGGGTCTTGGCTCATCAAAAGAGCACGCTCACGTGCCAGCGCCTCGACCTTCGTCCAGTCCGTCGCACCGGTCGCGTCCTTGACCGCGAAGTCCTGGCTCGACGCCCACTTGACGCTGTCCTCCCACACCTTGTTCGCCATCGCCTTCGGCGATCGCTGCGTCAATACGCCCGTCTCGGCTTCCACGACCTCGGCCACGAAGTCTTCACGACTGATCGCCCCATGCTGGAACTTCGCCAGCGCCGCCTGCATCTGAGCGTGCTCCCGCGTCGTCGTCGCCGTCGCCCCGAGCTTCTCCTGCCCCCATGTGAGGTCGGCCTGCCTCCGCCTGAGCCGGGCCGTCTCCTGCGCCAAAGTGTGCCGCAGCTCCGTGTCCGCCGCCTTGAGCTGCGTAAGTTGCTCCGGCGTGATCTGCGACCCGTGCGTCTCGAGAGCCTGAAGGAGCCGCTTCGCTTCGAGGAGCATCGGCTGGGAGTCGACCCCCTCCTCCTCGCCCTCGATCGGGTCTTGGATCTGGTACTGGCCCTCCTGGATCCCCTGCGCCAGCTCGTCGCGGAACGCCTGGATGTCCCGCAACCGACCCATCGCCGTCACGCGCCCGAGCTGCTCCGCGAGGAACCTCGAGCGCTCGGCCGGGTCTTGGATCGACGCCAACGCTTCGAGCTGGCGGCTCACGACCTTGCCGATGTCGGGGTACTTCTGCGCGTAGTTCGCCGCGTCGACGGTCGCGCGCTGCTGGATGCGCGCCCACTCCATCTGCTCGACTTGCTGCGTCAGCTCCTCGCGCTCGCCACGGCGCTCCTGCTGGCCTAGCCACTGTTCGTGGCGCTCCTGCTCACGCTGCTCCTGAGGCATCCGAGCCACCTGACTCGTGATCTGCTGGATGCCCTGCGACCAGGGGTGCTGCGTCGGTCTGACAATCTGCGGCATGGTGCCCTAGTGCTCGTAGTGAGGATTGACGGGCTCGCGCTTGCTCTGCGCCGTGATCCACTTGGGGAGCGTGCGGTCTTCGAGGGGCATCGACGCGATCTTGGCGCGCATCCAGCACCGCACGAGCGGTCGCAGCGGCCCGCGCACGAACTTGGCGATCCAGCGCCCGTGCCGGTTGTACCCCTCGCGGAACCACTGGGGCGCGTAGCGGTCCTTCCAGCGCCGGAAAAGCAGCCACTCGGGGTTCTGCGCTCCGAACGCCGCGCGCGCCACCCAACACCCGACCAGAGCCGCCGTCCCAGCCAGGCCGATCAGGTCGCCCATGATGCCCTGCTGCGGCGGGATGATCGGGTTACTCATGATTGCGTTGGCCCGCGCCATGTCCTGCCCCCACTGAGCGTTGCCGAAGCCGCGCGCGTGCTGCGCCTGCATCTGATTTACGCCCATGAGCTGCTGTGTCCGCTGCTGCTCGAGCCCCGTGAGGATCCCGGCCATCTGACCCGAGAGCGCCCCCAGAGACCGCTGCGTGTCGCTCGAGAGCGCTCGCTGGGCCGAGTTCCGCACCGTCGAGGCGCTCATGCCGCGCGAAGTGAACGACTCCTCGATCTCGCCCATCGCGGCGGTCTGCGCGTCGAGGATCGACTGCGACCGCTCACGCGAGAGGTCCGACACCTGCCGCTGCGCTCGCTCGTACCCCTCGTTGACCAGCCCCGGCATCTCTCCGAGGAGCGCCCCCGCGCGCTCGTACATGAGGTCTTGCTTCTGCGACCCCTGCGCCAGCACTTCGCGCACGCCGTCCTCGCCGTAGGTGTCGATCTTCTTCGCGCCGGACCCGAAGAGGAGCCCATCTAGGCTGCCGAAGCCCGAGCCCGACGTGCCGGTCGCCGACCCCCAAAGCGACAAGTAGAGCGCGTCAAGCCAGGCCATCGGGGACAGAACGAGCCACGCGAGCACCAGCCCGCCGATGATGGTGATGGTGTCCATGCGTGTCCCCTAGGTGAGCGCGCCGAGCGCGCGAAGTGCCGCCAGCGCGCCGTCAAGCTGTGCTTGCATGGTCGTGGCGTTGTCTTTGAGCGTGTCGATCGTCGCCTGGAGGTCCGACTGCACGTACGTCACGCCGACGGGTGCCGGAGTCGCGTATGACCCACGCAGCGTCCCGCCGTGCCCTCCGCGTGGACGCCGAGGACCGCGCTCGCCTCGCAGCTCGACCCTGCCTCCACGCACCTCGAGCGCCGATCCGACCTCCAACCGCAGACCCTCGTTGTCGGCCACGAGCGGCTGCCTCGGCGCGATGCGGACGCCCATCCGTCCAGCGCGGTCCAGCGCCATGCCCTCGCCGGCCTGCTCGGACGCGAGCGCCTGGAGTGCGCGCCGCGATCGCAGGTCGTCCGACGACGACGCGACCGGCCGCGAGGCATATTCGGGGGGGGCCATGCGCGAGATCGTAGGCTCCCACTGCCCCTGGCGCTAGCACGGCCGGTCGGAGCCGCTTGGTCGATAGCTCGGGTAGCTCACTGGTCCCCCTCGATGAACGCCAACAGCCGTTCGGCGCGGTCCCGCTGGGTCTCGGCCTTCCGGCGCTTCTCGTTGCACACTTGGATCGCGCGCCGGAGCCCTTGCGCCTCCTTGTGCCGCTCGCGCTCGTGCTCGGCGCTCGGGCATTGCGAGTGCCTCGTCCGGAGCGCGGTCAGCTCGGCCTCGGCCAGCTGGGCCTGCGCTTCGAGCTGGTCGGCTCGCTCCTCGGCCTCGACCCGCGCGTCGTCGGCTAGTTCGAGCGCGCTGGACAGCCGCTCGGCAACCCACGCAATGTCGCGCTCATGCGTGCGCTGGACAACCTCGAGCCT